GTTATTACTGCAGAGGTTAAAATACCCGCATTAATGTTTGCAGTACCAACGTATTGTGTACCTACATGTCCTGTAGTTGTTACTGATGTTGTTAGAATACCGCTTGTAACATAAAGATTATCTATTCTAGCACTACTAATTCCTGCAGTGGTTACAATACCCGAAGTAGCAAAGAAATTATCTACTCTTGCACTAGTAATTCCAGCGGTTGTTATAATACCCGCATTGATATTTGCTTGATTTACAAATAGAGTTGTTACAACACCAACATTAACAAAATTATCACCAATATAAGCAACAGCAATTCCTGCAGTTGTTACGACGCCACTGTTAGCATAAAAATTACTAACTGATACACTACCAATTCCGGCAGTTGTTATTGCAACTGTTGTTATAATACCTGCATTAACGAATAAATCCCGAATATATGCAGTTGTAATACCCGATTCAGCTATAATAGCTTGATGAGAAAGATTTAAATCATATAGATTTGTTTGTCCTGCTAATGGATCTATAAATCTAAGAGTTACTGTTTCTCCACCTTCTACTTGTCCGCCATGGTTAGCAGATATACCAATAACCCCATTACCAATAGATGTAACCGTAGTACCTGGAGTTATTAAAACTGAATTATCATCTACTAAATATCCAACTCTAATATTATCAGTTACAATTCCAGTAATATTAAGAAGATCCAGATTATCCAGAATTCCTGTTCTTTCGACAAAAGGATCAAAAATAACATCTAGACTTCTTACTATTAAATTACCAGCTACTTTTGCATCTCCTATTGTAACAAATTGAACACTTCCCGTTGTTGTAGTTCCTATTCCAATAAAAGACTTATTTACTATTCCTTGTGATACTGTAGCACCAAATCCAGTTCCAACTAAATAATGACCTCCAAGTTTAACTCCATCATGAACAACTAAAACGTCCAAAGTAGTATCTACAGTTACTTCTCCAGCCGCTCCTGTAAACACTAAATGTTCTGAAGATGTTCCCCTTCTAAGCTGTACCTGCTTGGTCATAGTACTATACGACTCAAATTACTATTTCTTCTGATTTATTTATCAGAATTAAATGATTACTATATATGTTCTTGGAATCTGGAATGGATTATCAATAGTTGATCCAGATATTTCTTGAATATAAATTGTTCCAAGTCCAATATAAGTAGATTTTGTAAATGATTCTAGACCAGAAGAGAATCCAAATAAAGTTCCTGAAGTGTTATCATATATTTTTGTAAGAGATTCGTTTGAAGATCCAAGGATATTAATTGTACCAGAACCATCTGGTGATGGAACAAAGATAATATCAGGATAAATCAGTTCACCTGAGAGATTTATAGTTCCAGAACCAATTTGAGTGTACGTTGCAATCTCTGAAGTTATTGCGTTTCCACTCAATGCGAATAATCCAATACCAACAACTGGATAATCGGATTCTACGGATGTCGTTGCAGATCCGGAAATTTGGAAGAGAATTGTAGATTCTGGAGTTTGTGCAGAATAAGATTCTGAGTCGCCAGATAGTGTAAACAGATTTCCAGATCCAACATACACGTCTCCTTCACTTTCGGGAGAAGTCTGTGTAATGAATATTGTACCAATTCCGGATTCGGAATGGGTAAGTTTGATATTTTGATATGTTCCGGAGAATGTATAGAGTCCAGATCCGACTCCAGTATACGTCGCAATTTCAGCAGTAACCGCATCCCCATCAAAGTCGAATAGAACAGTATTTTCTACTGGATTTGCAGTGAAACTTACATATGCAGAATCTTGATCGTCACATGTAATTAATTCATTATCACAAGTATCATAATCATTATCAACATTATGATGTACAAATCTAAAGAATCCTCTGGCTGGATAATTTGGTACATAGAACGTACTTGAAGATCCACTAAGAGTTGCAGATCCAGATGCAACGTAACTATTAGTAATAGATTCTTTAATAAATCCATTAATAATGTAAAGTACTTCAGTTTCTGGGGTTTGTGCAGAATATACTTCAAGACCTATACCAGAAATACTAAAGAGTTGCGTATCTTCTGGAGTTTGTGCGGAGAAGGATTCCGAAGCAGTTCCAGATAATTGAATAGTAGATAATCCAACAAAAGAGTTTGTAAGTCTTATTACAGAATTTCCACTAACGTTTAGTTGTCCAGATCCCTCATAGGCATCAATATCTTTTTCAATAGTTAGAGATGTTTGTTGAGATATAAATACCGTTCCAGACGTTCCTGGATTATTGTCATCTCCATAATAACCATATACAGCAATTTCTCTTGTAGATGCAATTCCGGAAAGTGTACTTATTCCAGATCCATCATAATTTGTTCTACAGAAAGCTTCATTTCCAATACCGGATAGAGAAATAGATCCTTGTGCTTTATAAGGCAATACAGATCTTGTTCTAGCAACTCCAGGTAATCTTATTGTACCAATACCAGAACCAAGATTGAAGTCTCCAATTTGGAATCCATATCTATTAGAGTATGTCTTAGCATCACGAGGATTGCCATCTGCATCTGGGAATGTGCCAACTCCAACACCAAACTTAATACCTGTTGTCCCTATCCCGATATTCTTCTCTATACCATAATGAGGTGTATAATCGATATTTGGATGTACAAGTTCTCCAGAAATACTGAAGAGTTGTGTATCTTCTGGAGTTTGTGCGGAGAAGGATTCTAGACCCGATCCAGACAGAATTAAAGTACCTACACCAACATAAGATTCGGTATTCTTCTCTACAATAAATCCAGAAATAGTGAAGAGTTGAGTGTTCTCTGGAGGATTTGCAATAAATTGGAGATCGTTATATCCACCAGAGAAAGTAAACTGTGCAAAATCTTCTGGAGTTTGTGCAGAGAAGGACTCTATAGCAATTCCAGAAATACTGAAGAGTTGTGTATCTTCTGGAGTTTGTGCAGAGAAGGATTCTAGACCCGATCCAGAAATACTAAAGAGTTGCGTATCTTCTGGAGTTTGTGCAGAGAAGGATTCTGGAGCAGTTCCGGAGAAGGTATAGAGAACCGTATTTTCTGGAGTTTGTGCTGATAAAGCTTTTAGAGCTGCACCAGAAATTGAAATATTTCCGGACGAAACATAATTTGCCCCAAAACTCCAAGATCTACCAATACCAGGTTCAGGTAACCATGGATATTGTTCTTTAGGACTAAATCCATTAACAATGTTAATAGAACCACCAGGGCAAACAGTAACTAAAGGAGCTAATATCCATCCAGAATCATCTGGAATATTACCAGTCTCTTCTTCAGAAACTAATCCATAATCATAAAAATCTGGATCAATCGAATCTATCGGATTTATGGGTTGTCCACTTAAGAACCCATAATCATCAGATTCTGCAATAGAATCATAACATGGAGAATCAATACTATATGCAAAGGTGAATCTTTCTGGACGAACTCCTGCTCCAAATTTAATACCTGTAGTTCCTACACCAATATTTTCATCAATGCCATAATGAGGTGTATAATCTATATTTGGATGTACAAGTTCACCGTAGAATGTATAGAGAACAGTATCTTCTGTACGTTGATACGTGTAAGACTCTAGAGATGATCCAGAGATATTGAAGAGAATGGTATCTTCTGTACGTTGATACGTGTAAGCTTCTGAAGCTGATCCAGAAATAGATATTCCTGGAACAAATGGAAGCAAAGAATATGAAGAAATTGGAGTTTCTGTAAGCGATCCAAAATCGTCATATGGGAAATATTGCGGATCTTGTTGAGTTAGGAATCCAAGATCATCGATATCAGTAACCGATGAAGTTATACTTCCATAATCCAGTTGAAGATTATAAATTGAACTTAAATTATATGCCTTCGTTATACTTTCTAATGCAGTGGTGCCGGCGGCACCGGAATCAATTCGTAGAGTACCAGAAGCGATGTATGGTTTGACAGTTCTTTCTAGTCCGCTACCAATTTCAAATAGTGTTCCACTACCTACCCAGAACTTGACAAGTGCGGACAAGGCATTACCAGAAATAGGCAACGTTGCCTGTGGTGCCGTGTAATGGAAAGTAATTGCTTCACCGGTCAGTCCACCACTCGTAGAAAGACTTCCAAATGGAGTAATTGTAGAACTATCGTAAATATTTCCAAAATTTTCATAAAGTGCAGAATCAAAAGTTTCTGCTAAATCAAAAGTTTCATTTAAAGATGAAAAATCGGTACTATTAATATCAAAAGTGAAAGAAGAATCGAATGTTTGATTTGTCGATGAAAAATCTGGTTTTGGTAGAATGTAATTTTGAGTACTATAATTTGGAGTTGTTTGTGTAGGTAAAGATAAGCCAGCAGAATAATCTATACTCTCAGTAACAGGAGAGGAAATACTGCCATAATCTCCTGCAGAGTACGTGTTTGTGCTTATTGTAGAATTATATACATAAATGTTCATTTTTTAATCTCTACCAACACTTGCAGATATTCGCAAAAAAGAGGATCGCCATAAAATAGCAATCCTCCATTCACAATAAAAATATTAAATTTTTAATTCAAATATCAGTCAAGAGCAACATTCAAAGTAATCTTGATTTGGTCACCATTATTTTGAATTGTGTATGGGCCATTTGTAAATCTTTCAGCATACATAATTGAACTGTAAAGAGTTGCAGTATTAAGTCCGACTACAGTATTAAGAGTTGGATTAATAGATGGAGTGGTCAAAAATTCATTTGCGTTTGGAACAGAGAATACTGTATACACATTTGAATCATGTCTTGTATTTCCAGCACCAGCAGCAATATAAAGAATATCTCCAGCAACTAGTTGGTGACCAACTGCGCTAATTTTACCAAAACTAAACTCTACACTTGGATCAGTTGCAACTTGAATATTATCAATTAGTGCTTTATCTAGATATACAACTTTTAATGCTCTGTCAATTCCTATAACCTTAGTTCCTGTTTGGATACCAGCATTTCCAGCAACAACCATTCCAAGAGTGAGATCATCTACACTGATGTCTGGATCAATAGTAATGTAGGAATTGCCAACAACGCCAATAGTTGGATCTGTAGAGTTTCCTTTTGTAATCGTAGTTCCAATTCCAACAGAGGCATAATGAAGTTTACCTTGAACAGCAACAGGCATGTTGTTTGCACGAGTTACATAATAACCATAAACATCACCAGCATCTCCAGTAAATGTGAAGGTTTGTTCTGGATATGTAGCAGTTGTTCCGGAACCTACCTGATTAATTCTCCAACGAGAACCATTGAGAAGAATTCCAGTTTGAGAGGTATAGCTTTGATCATTTCTATTATTTACACAATATGGATAACCTGTATAAGGAGCAAATCCATAAGCGTTGGTATTACCAATACCATATGGTTCATAATATGCAGTATTTGAAGGAACATCAGACTCTACTGGAGTCGTATTACTTGTGAAAAGTTTTAAAACCAGATTTCTGGGAGACTGGTCAGCAAGACTTGCAGTGTGGTTGTTCTGTGCAACCAAGTATCTGAGTGACTCAAGTTCTCCAATATTTGGAACTAATAGTGCCATTTAAACAACTCCCCTACAG